TTTATTTATTTTTATTTTGTTTTTATTTTTATTGATTTTTGATACGTTCAAACATGTAATTCGCCAAAATTACATGCTGCCCGTTTTTATGTTCTTTACATATATTACCAAATATGTAAGTCTTTTTCATCATCAGGTTTGTTCCAGTATTTAGGTCCCGTTATTTAGCTGGTGCGAACGAATCCACGAATACAATGCAATAATTGTTCCATACAACCACTGCATTTTCTTCTCCCAACCAAGTTTGGATACGGCGCAAATACTTCTACCGCGCTATTACCAAACAGGTTTTGTACTGGTCCTGACTTGAGTCACTATATTTTACATGTTGTGTTTGTCAAGTAGGTCGAATACTCTGCAATTAAGCAGACAATTTCTTCAAAACGAACTCACGCGCTACCAAGTGATTTTTACCACTAACCATTAGCGAGTAAGCATACTGACGATCCTTGTCATCAACTAACAATTTTATGAGCCTAATTGTTTTAATTTCTTCGTCATCATCTTGTACTTCGGTTTTACCATCTGACTCCCCCATAATAACATCTTGAACTATCTGTGGGTACTTTGGTTCAAGAGTTTTAATTGGCACCACGTTCAATTTATTCTTTTTAATCAAAAATGATTGTTCAGATTCAACAACAGGTCTAATTGTCATTAAATAGTTCACATTAACAGTCAACACATCACCACCACCAGTAGCCGTGATGGAAGCTTCAGTGTTAAAATCAACAGTCTTTTGCAACTGGAAAAAATAGAATCTGTAATCAGATCCACCAAATTCACCATCAAAAGTCATAAGACAATTATTCATCGTCCATGTAAATGCACTAACTCCGCTGGTTACTGGCACCTGCACATGACCTTCGTAAAATCCAGGTTGTTTAAACGATATTACACCGTCCCCGCTCCTACGAAAACCAAGAGGTCCAGTCATACTTCCAACAGCGCTGACTACATTAAAATTTGGTGGTGAAGATGTGCTAGTTTCATTGAAGGTGAAAGTAGCAGTGTCTTCTTGAAATTCATTGACTGATTGCATATAAGTGAAATCATAATCCATATAAATTGATCCGGTTGTAGCTGTGGTTCCAATTGGAACAACCACTCCAATAACTAGTTGACCGAATGAGGTTTGTCTTTCTTCTGCTGAGTTCGCAGGTGTGGATGTATCCCTATTGCTATAAATAGGCTCTTTTGAAGGGTTTTTTATTGGTCCTAGGTTGAGATTATTCCAATAAGCACCACTAAATTTAAATTGCATGTCTGACAATTTTTGCAAATTGAGTATTCCACCAACTGTCCAACCATCAGCAGGGTCTGGGTCAAAAAACCCAACGAATTGTCCTGATGTTTGACTAGATGATGAATTGACATATCTAAAACTTAGTGAGTTACAACGAATTCTCTCATACAATTGTGTATTAATGGCCATTCTTGTTTGTGGAGCCAAGAATTTAGGAGTAATGTCTATAACATAGTTGACTTGACCTTCGACATCCGTACTACTAAACTTAATAGTCGTAAGGATTACAGATCCAGTGAGTCTTTCTGATTTCCTTTGATTCTCTCTGAATTTGTTTCCTCCCATGAGGTCGAATGCTGCAACTGGAGCAGTAACATAACGAGACATTTTTGTAACTTTTGTTCCATTATTCTCCTTCCTAGTGCGTGGCGGAGGCGGTAACGTAACGACCACGGTTTCCTTCTTTTTGTGTTTCTTTTCAGCTTTGTTGTTAGAAGATTTGGTAGTTGGCGTTCTTCCATTCTTCTGTGACTTTTTATTTCCAGTCATTTCACTTAAGTTAGTGTCTTTGCCCCACACTAACTTCTCTTTTGGGCCCTTATAAATTTGATAACCTTTGACAAGTAATGCAGCGGTGGTTCTGGTGATGCCCTTCCCAAAGTTAGCATCATAGAACACTTGATCGGCATTATGTAAGTCACCTTCTTGTGCATAAACTGCATCATGTTCTTTACAGGTTTGATCAAATTCATCGATAGCAGGAGTGTATGATACAACAGAGTTTTGTTCCTTACCATCTGACCAACCAGGGCCACAGTATAATCCGTATTTAAGCATGCCAAATCCAATATACCGTGAAAACATTAAAATGTTCCACGCAGAGTGAGCTACAATACGGGTTTCAAGTGAATCGAATTGGCAAATCGCACTGTGTAACCATTGTTTCAAGAATATGTTAAGAGGCATGAAAATCAAACTACTCCAACTGGAACATGAATCCAAAATACCCTCTAATGTACCAAATTGAACACCAACATCCAATGTGTATGGACGAGTAAACTTAAAATGGCCTTCGCCTGGGACCGTGTCGTTTGTTAGCTGTGGGACTAAAATTGACAACGGTCTCATACAGTACCATTTAAATAACTCTTCCACAACAGGAGCAATTATAACTGTTGTGATAAATACGAGGGGTTTTGATTTAACAGCCTCAATTCCGACTGTTGCATAAAGTTGTTTTTGTTTTTTATATTCTTTCCACATGTTGAGCAATTTGCGCAAATAACCTTTCTCTTTAACATGAACATGGGTAGGTTGAGTCAACAAAGGATCTTCTTCCGGGATACATCCATCAATTTGCATAATGATGGTAAAAATTGGGTTATCTATGATCAATGGGAAGTTTGCATTATCAAAATAATCACATAAAGAACGAATTTGGTCTGGTGTGATCCCATAGACTTCACACAACATAAAAATGGTATCGTCATTAAAATTGTGCACTCTGGTTGAGTGAATTTTGTACTCATCTCTTATCATTTCTGCATCTACGTCTTGGGTAAGATACAAAATTCGGTTAACAAAATTCTTCAGAATAGGAACATGTTGCACATCTTGGTAAAAACCAAGGGCAACTCCTTTGAGCCATTGCTTGTCGGTTACTTTGGTTGTGTCTAAACGTTTTCTCCAAAAGGTTTTCCCTATTATCCGTCCTATTTTAGGCCCCCAGACGCTGACGCCTTCTGAGGTCGGGTAAAACCTACCTGAGCAATATTCCGCAGAGTATTTTGTGACAATTTTAAGTTTGGGTTTCAGTCCAAATTTTGATATACTTTTTGACAATTTCGAGGTGTTTAATGAAACATCAATAGTTTTAGAGTGTTTCATTATAAGGAGATTGTCATCCCCTAAACCAATCATGCGATAATTGTCAACCATAGTGGGCATGACCTCCATTATGGCAGTGTGATGAACATTAAAATTAGTAATAGTGTTTCCAACAGAAGTATGGCCTTCACCTGATTTAAATTTGCCCGGACATGAAAAAAGAACTCCGTGTCTGGTGACACCTTTTGTAATTGATGTTAGTGTCATAGCCGTTTTAATATCAGGGGTCATCTCATTGTTTTCCATAAACTGATTTATGTAACTTATTTGCCACTTCAACAAATCTTGTTCTTGAGTGGAATCAAATCGTGAAAAATCATCTTCCAAGATAGTAGGATTGGGGCCAGCCCACAACAAAGTAATGTCGAACCATTGACCGATATCTTCAGCTGACATAGAAGAAGTATAGACAACCTGATGGTTGTAGTTACAGTCAATTTTACAATGTTTAGAAAATTGTGAATGCCATTTTTTAAGAAAATATTTTGAAACTGTATAAGTGAAAGGACCTGTCAAATATTGAAACATGGCTTTCCTCTGGTGGACTACTCTGGGGGTAAATTCAACAACCCCAAAATTTGATTTGAATAATCCTTCAATTTTAACCATGGTGTCATTGTACGACATAAATTTCCAGTCGACAATGCTGTCATAATACAAATTTTTTGCAGTTTCAATTTGATTTTGTCGCGGTCCTGGAAAACGTTTCAACCATAAATGATATGGGTAAGTTTCAAGTTCTTTTGGTTCAATAAAAAATGGATATTTCTTATAATTGTTCATTAAAATAGCTACTTGATTGTGAATAGTAGATATGTCGGTCATTGGGGCACCAACACATCTGTTTACAACTCCAACATATTCATTGTGTTGGCAAGGTCTGGGGAAAACAGGTTCATATCCTTTAACACACGATCCTAATAGGTAGGCAGCCATATTGGCATGACACTCGGGAGTGGCATAAATAATTCGGGCTTCTCCTTTAGGATGGATCTTTTCAAGTTTCGTCTCTTCACAACAAACGTCCGTGACATACAATTGAGGGTCAGATCCGCGTCTCCACAAATTAAAAATAACATTTGTGAAGTGCAACGTTCCAAAATAATTAGCTCTCCATTGTGTTGCAACAACAGCAATGGCAGCAGCAAACAAGCTAAAATTAATTGGGTTAAAAGTTCTTCTGTCAAATTTGTATGATGTCCATAATGCAAAGCCCATCACCACGATCGTGACAAAAAAGGGAGTAATGTCCAACTTTGGAGGTTTTAATTCAGCAAGTGAATTCAAAATTGAAAATTTTCTCGTCTTTGATGTCAAATCTTGATAAAGAGCGATGTCTTGATCCAGAGTTTTAAGAAAAGCTAACACAGCAACAGTAGTGACCACCAAATCTGGGTGTTCTTTGATCTTAGCGGCACTAACTAATTGTTTGGCTTTACCAAGAGCAAGTGAAAAATTGTCTTTTGTTCGTGGCTTTCCTGCTATATGTAAGGCAACAGCAGAAATAATGTCCTTTGGTACTGATATGTATTCGCCTGTATCGCGTGTAATCGTCAACCAAGTTCCGATTGACCAAACATTTTTAATCGTTGTGGTTGTGTTTACAATTGCTGGGTTGATAACATCAGCTTGTTTGTATCCTGACAAAAACGCATTGTATTCACATGGCCCATAATAATCATTATTTTCGATGATTTCATTAAGCTCTGGGACCACGTCTAATTCTTTGGCAATAGTTTCGTTTCCACAATATCAAATCGATATATTTTGATGTTACTAAATTCCATCACAGTTTGCCACACCATGGCGAGCCCTTCGTCACGATATGCACTACGATAGAACCAAGTTGTATCAAGCGATTTGTGTGTCCACGATTCTCCTGCGAATTTGTAATCAACAATTGGGCCTTTTCTTGACCAGCTAATTTCATGTGCACCTCCTTTTGGGTTGTTCATGTCGACATGAATAGCATACGCATACTTAAAATTTGTAGAGTTGATCATATCAAATAAATCTTTAGGTTTCAAATTATAAATACATAGCCAAAAGCAGATAGCATCATAAGCAGAGAAATCATTATCCTCAACAAGTGACACATTATAGCCTTGATCGGCATAAATTTTCTGTTTCTGAACTGATTGCAAAGATTCATTTAATATGAAGTAATCAGCATCTTGAAATGCGTGCAAACGTGGGTCAAAATTAACAAAGGCATATTTATATTGTTGTAAAATTTGATTAATTGCGATTGTTGTTATTCCATGTACCATAGGCATTGGTACTTTCCTCTTAGGGTCAGTAACATTGAGAGTGCAAGCAGTTAGAGTTGTAAGTGCTTTGGATTGTTTTTCTGTTAAAAAATGAGCGATATCCACATGTATTGATTGTGTTGATGTGGTTGTAGTGACAGATTCATCAAGTTTCTGTGAGTTGTCTGAAGACGCACTATTATCTGTGA